CGGGCACCACAAATATACGCAGGCAATCGAGACGGTGAATAAGAAGCTCGCCGCGCATATCGGCAAGATGGACGGCCTGTTCCCCCGCTTGTGTATCATCTGGCATTGCGTGGATGCGGTGGAATCCGGCTCCGCTATGGGGGATATCGTCACCGGCGATACCGCGCGCCGCGTTCGGGACTTTCTCACCAATTTCCTTATGCGGCATAGCATGGCGTTTTATGGCGGCATCCTTGGCCTCGCGGATGACCATGCAGCCTTGCAGGACGTTGCGGGATATATCCTTGCCCATGATTTGGAAAACGTCACGCAGCGTAGCCTTGCTCGCGGTTCTAGGGGAATGCGTAAACTCACTCGCGACGAGGGGGCAAAGGTTTTTGAACAGTTAGAGGCGATGGGCTGGCTAGAGCAGAAACATAAGCGTTCTGACGCCCCTTCGTGGGACGTTAACCCGCGCGTTCATGAGATTTACGGTGCCAAGGCTGTTGCGGAGCGTAAGCGGAGGGAGGAGGCTCGCTTGGCTATTCTGGAACTCATCAACTCCAAGGATTGATACAAGGGACAGTCGGTGACGGTCTTACCAGATTCACGCCACTGACTGTCACCAAGTGTCCTTTGTGTGTGAGAATAGTATTATCTCTCTCTTTTATTAATATAGATTAAGACCGGACACGAAAACGTTTGCTCGTGCGCGCGCGCAAAGGACGGTCGGTGACGGTTTGGAAATGGCAAGGAATTTAGTTATGAATGCGAATAGCGAATATATCTGTCGTTCATGCCATATCGTTTTCCGTGGCGATAAAGCGATCATGGCTCAGCTTATGTGCGTATCGGAGGCTAGGTTGGCGGGCATACTTTCGGGCGAGGTTGATGCAACGCAAATGGACGTTATCCTAACCGAGATGGCGGTTTGCGAGCAGGCGAAATATGTTCAAGGAAATTTGCAATCCTTGAGAGGTTTCATGCACGATTTTAAGCCCGAAGGGCGTTATGGCATCCGTGGGCAGGAAGTGGTATATCAGGGGTATGGCCCTTACCGCAAAACAACAGATATTCGTCAAGGAATACTTGATCGACCTGAACGCAACTCAGGCCGCGATCCGCGCTGGGTATAGCGCGGATACGGCTGGAGCCATTGGTTCGGAGAACCTTCAAAAACCTGATATCATGATTGCGATCAGCGAGGCAATGGAAGCTAGGGCGGAGGCGACGGGAATCGATGCCAATTACGTGCTTATGCAGGCGGCGAAGTTGCATCAGCGCTGTATGCAGGAAATCGTCCCACTGGTAGATCGCCGGGGGCAAAAGATCAGGGATGATGAAGGCAACCCTTTATATGCGTTTAACGCGGCTGGCGCGGCTAAGGCGCTGGAGCTTGTGGGTAAGCATGTGAATGTGGGAGCGTTCCGTGAAAAGGTGGAACTCTCCGGCCCCAACGGCGGCGCGGTCCAGGTGTCGGTGGCGGGGTTGACGGCGGAGCAGATTGAGGCGTTGGCTAGTTTGAAGCTGGAGGGGGAGTGATTGGGGGTTGATTCGGGTGCGGCCCTAGTCTATCCTTAAGCGAATCGGAGGATGAGAGATGCCAAGACATTTGCTTTGGGTTGACGGCGTAAACAGCGCTGTAATGGCCAAAATGATACTGACTGAGATGCCAGACGCTATCCCGATCCATTGCGATCTAGGCGATAGCGTTCATGCCGATAGCCACCGCTTCCTTGCTGACCTTGAAGCATGGTACGGCAAAGAAATAATCCGTATCAAGTCGGATGAATACGCCGACATTGATGAGGTATTCGAAAAGCGCCGCTACCACGCTGGCGTCAATGGTGCGCCTTGCACGGGTGCCATGAAGTTCGTTCCGCGTCTCAATTATCAATTGCCGAGTGATACGCACTATTGGGGATATACCGCCGACAAGCGGGACGCCTCGCGGTTCGTCAACATGCAGACCAATTACCCCGAGTTGCGGCAGGAATCACCGTTGATTGGCTGGGGCATGCTTAAGGCGTACACGCATGATTATCTTGCGCAATACGGAATCAGGCGTCCATATGTGTACGATATCGGATATCCCAACGGCAATTGCTTGGGCTGCGTTAAGGCGTCCAGTCCGAATTATTGGGCAATGACGCGCAAGTATTTCCCCGAGGTGTTCGCTCGACGCGCCGAGCAGTGTCGTCGCTTCGGTTCGCGTCTTACTCGCATCAATGGCGAGCGTGTATTTATTGACGAAATACCGCTGGATTGGCCTACGCATATGCGCGGGCAATCAGTGCCAGCATGCGGATTTGTTTGCGAAGCGGAGGCGGCGTGATGAATGAGTTCGCCGAGTTTGACGACTTCGATAGCTATCTCGCTGGATTGATTAGCGAGGCCGAAGACCGGCGGGATAATTCAGATATAGGAAGCACGCGCCGCGACAAGTGGTCGGTGGTCCATTCGTTTCTGAGTTTGGCACAAGAGCGCATTGATAGCGAAAAGGCGAGATGATGCGACCTTATGCACCAGACACGTCCAAGGGACGCACAGTGGCGAGAGACGACATCCATCACAAGACGCAGGATAAGCACGGCAATGCATCACGCGAGTCTAGCGCCAAGGCCATGCGCCACGCCGCTCGCCAGGAGAGTAGGCGAATGTCTAACGACATGGCTGACTTCCTTGCTATTGATCGGGATGAGATGAAGGAATTTGTTGAGGATATTCACGACTTCATGGATGCTTGCCATGAAGCGCGTTGAAGTGCCCAGCTATCCCGTAAGCATTTTTATCGCTGGCAAGGCGTCCGATATCGAGGATATGTGCCGCACCTACTGCGATGAGGTTGGATTCTGTGTGACGTGTACGCCTACGTCTTACGTTTATACGGGCGGGGAGGAAACGGGCTATATTATCGGGCTAATCAACTATCCCCGCTTCCCGATGACTCCTGAACAGATTTGGGATCATGCCGCTGCGTTGGCAGAGCGGCTACGGAATGAGGCAAGCCAGGATAGCTACACAATTCAAGCGCCGGATAAAACGGTGTTGGTTAGCTATCGTGACGCCCCACCACCCAAGATGAAGGTGGGGGATGAGTGATTGTAGATATCACCAACATTCTTGCAGAACGTAAGCTAGGCCGCGAGAAGGTCAAACTTCTCCGGTGCGCTTGCCAAGGCGAGATACGCGAACCATCCGATTGGTGGGCGGTTGTAGATACCGAAGCAAAAGACGCGCCAGTCATTAAGCTAATTTGTGCGCATTGCGGCAAGAGCCATATGGTGGGGGCCGCAACACCCGTTGAGGATGATGAGAGATAAGTGTGACATGTTGGCGTGGGTCGTTTAGTGAATCATAGGAGGCTTTATGCTTGCAATCGAGAGTGCTACCACAGGTAAAGCAGCCAACAGCGTAGACTTCTACCCATTGGGCTACGACGCTTACGGCAACCCGGTAAACGATGAGGGTTTTACCGAAGCGCTATGGCGCGATATCCAGATATTAGCCGGAGAGTATGATGCGACAGCGGGCGAGTAGGACATGGATAAACGTAGCCAAACTGCCGTTGGCGCTGTTTGTGCGTGCTCCGCTGCTCATTCTGGCGTATTCGCTGATGGGGTTGGGGCGATTCCTTGAGAAAATCGGCGGCTCAGTGCCGGGGCTGGACCGCGAGCCTTATTAGGTGTTGAAACCCCAGCGAATCACGCCTAAACCCGAATCACACAGACGGATGGTAGGGAGTGAGAGATGATGAAATCTGATGAAGTGCTAGCGGCACTGCGCGACAACGCAGAGGGCGGCAATGATAACGGCTGGAGTGATGTCTATTTGGACAATGCCAGCGCTGGGTTGGGGATGACGCCCATGCAGTTTCGCTCTTGCCTTTCGGTCTTGGCCCAGCGTGGCGTCTATCGCGTGGTCGATGGATATGCTTGGGGTAAGGTAGCGCTGGAGGATGCGGAATGACCGCGATCCGCAAGAAGCTTGAGCAGGCACATGACAAGGCTCGACGTAAGCAGGGCGCTACCGGCACACGGCGCGGCAAGCATAAAGTTGCGGAGGCTGGAAAGGTTGATCGCGAAACTGCTGAGGCACTTGCTTGGCTGTTTAACATGAAGTTGTGACTTGACACCCCACCCCAACCAGCCTAGTGATTCGGGTGTGGATTTTTGATGGGAGATTGAGAGATGATTACCGAAGCCAACGCAATCGACTATACCGTCAACCAGTTCCCCGGCTGCAAGGTCGATATCTCGGGCACGCGCTGTTACGACGTTGACGGCACCGATGTTGTCGAGGTGTCTGCGTTCGTTACTGGCGCGTTCGACGGCAAGGATGGGTATGAGTACCCTATCGCCATGGATGTCTGGATTGAGGGCGGCAAGCCCTATGGGGAGTGGTGAGATGAGCGAGATTAAGTACCCCCACGACACAAGCTGGACGTTGGAGCGGGGTGGTGCGGAGTATGACGTGCTTGTCGAGTACGCCGTAGAGGAGCGCGGCTGCGCCCCCAGCGGCATGTTCGGCCCACCTGAGGATTACGATCCGGGCTCGGGCTGGGTGTTCTACATTAAGCCCGAGGCTTATGTTGGCGATGAGTTGCCGCCCGTTGTGCTTACGGAGCCCGAAATCGACGCCATCCACGTTTGGCTGGAGGAGAATCATGAGGAGGATGATGGGGGTTGGAATGAGTGGTGAGGATTGGTGGGGATAAATAAAATCCCTACAGAAGTGGAAGCGGCTTAAACCCCTCGCGACTTCATGGGCGTTGAAAATATCGGACCTTCGGAACGCTTGTCCGACGAGCGCCCAACATACCATTTGACACCCACCCCCGAATCGCCTAGAAACGAATCATAGAGGGAGTGATTGAGATGACGAGCAAACAACTGACCGCGCTGCTTAAGGCCCACAATGGCTGGTGGGAGGGCGACATTGCCCGCTTCCCCAGTGTCTGGGACAAGGACCAGTTTGAAAAGGCGTATGCCTTGGCAGTGGCGAAATGACCGACCATGAATGCGGATGGTGCGGCCTTCAATACAAGGAGGGCGAGCATTTCTATGACGATACGTGCAATCCTTGCGCACGTAGGCACGGCTTGGAATTGCCTAAGCCCGAGCGACGCAAGGTGACGCGATGAGTTGGACCCGCAGCGCACGCCAGCCGGATGGCAAGTTCACCTTCGAAGTGACCGATTGGCATGGACGCACGTTTGCCAAGGGTGAGCGGGACACGTACCAAGAGGCAGAACGGGCAGCGGAAGCTGCTGAGCGCGCTATGACTTTGGCGATGATGCATGAGGTCGAGTGTGCGGAATGCGCCAGTGCCCGCATGTCCGACGATGAGTTGTTGAGGGAGTTGATGGGGTGACATACGGTTATGCTATTTTGCAACCGCGTGAGAAGCGTTGCGCCAGCGATTGCTGCCCGTATGGGCTTCCGGCATATTCAGATCATCCGCAATGGCACGGCCTATGCCTGAATTGTTTGGATGATTGGGGTTACAACGATTACTAACCCCACCCGCATGAAGCGAATTGGAGATTTTGATGAGTGATTTTGAACGCCAAGTAGATGCCGCCGCCAAGTATCTGCGCGAGACACAGCAATCTGGCAAGCGGCTCACGCCGTGGGAATCTACGCCCAATGCTACTAAGAAAAAGTGGCTTGCGCTTGCCGAGGGCACGCTTAAGGCGGGGTTGAACGCATGACCGACGCATGGAAACAATGCGCCGCCGACTTCAACGCGATGACGGATGAGGAGGTGGAAGCGGAGTGTCGCGACGAACAAGCTAAGCTAGACGAAGCTGAATCCTGGCTTGAAGCCGTAGCATCATGGGAGGCGGCGGGTAGGCCGAGTGGGGCATGACCACAATGCTTGAACGTGTGGCGCGGGCTTTGTGCGTAGCGCGAGGTTGGAACCCTGATACTTGCGTCATGGGTGGCGGCAGTGTCAGCGCGGACGGCAAGTCTGCGAGCCATTGCTATATCCGCATGTGGGAGAATTGTTTTCCTGAAGCTCGCGCAGCTATTGAGGCGATGCGGGAGCCTAGCGACGCCATGTGGGAGGCCGCGCTAGATTCGTCATTGGCGCGAAAAGGCTGGACGGCGCAATACCAAGCCGCCATAGACGCCGCCCTATCTGGCGAACCGCTGGCGGAGGGGGTGGGGCTGTGAGTGAAGATTTAACTGGCGAACTGGTTAGGGTGCTTGCGCATCTTGTCGGTTGTGCAAACGAATCTCCCAAGTACGGGCCGTTCGATTGTATCGATAACTGCGGACAGTCGTACCAATCGGCGGATTTTGCCGTCGCATGGAGGCTTGCCAGGGAAACTCTAGCTAAAGCGGACAGGGCTAGGCTATATTCCCCACCTTCCCCCAACCCCGCCTAAGCGGTATGGGACACTTCTGGAGATTACACCATGTATTTGCACGATTGGGCCGAAACTGGCGAAGCCGGGATGCTCTCCGACTTTGGCATTAATGCATCCGCATTAGACGGGGTGACCGTTCTGGTCGCCTCATATACCTATGAGGATTACAGCGGTAACGCTTACGTTTTGTTTGAGCGTGACGGCAAACTATTCGAAGTTCATGGAGGGCATTGCTCCTGCTATGGCTTAAGTGAATCTGACTATATGGGCGATACGAAGACACAGTGGGAGCCGGAAGAGGTTTCCGCCGCTGAGGTTCGCGCTCGCATTGAAAAGGGCTCCTGGGGCGAAGAAGGCAAGGTGCGGGATCATGTTATGGCGGCACTTAGTCACTACCCATGAAATTAACCCCCGAACTGGTCCGCGCTGCGCGTGAGGAATTACGAAAGCGCCAATCTCAGGGTGTTCCGTCCGCATCTTTCCAGCGAACCGAAAAGCAGGCCGAACAAGCCGCCTTAGCCCAAGGCCTCGCTCCGCATATCCTTGCGGTCGGCGGTTCGCGTTCGGGCAAGACGTTCGGCTTCTGCGAACTGATAGCCGAACGTGCCCTTAGCGCCCCCGGCTCTCGCCACCTCATAGCTCGGCAGCATAATGTTGATGTGAAAATGTCCGTTATGCTCGACACGTGGCCCAAGATGATGGCGACGGTGTTCCCATATGTAGAATATGCGGTAAACAAAGCGGATCAGTTCGTTACCCTTCCCGGTGGCGCGGAGGTGTGGTTCGGCGGGCTGGATGACACTCGCATTGACAAAATATTGGGCCGCGAGTTCGCGTCAGCATACCCCAACGAATGCAGCCAGATAGGGTACGCCTCAATTGTGGCAATGCGCTCGCGTATGGCGCAGAAAGTCATGCGACATGACGGTACGCAGTTGCCAATCAAGGCATTCTACGACCTTAATCCTACGGGGCGTTCGCATTGGACGTATCGCGAATTTATCGAGGGCGTGAAGCCTGATAATGGCATGCCGCTGGCAGCAGGCAGCCGCGCTTACCTCTATATGAATCCGCATGATAACCCGCACCTTCCGGCTGAGTATTTCGATACGCTGGATGAAATGCCAGATCGTCAGCGCCAGAGATTTCGTGACGGAAAGTACCTATCCGAAGTGCCTGGGGCACTGTGGTCTCTGTCAGAGCGCATGTCTGAGGACGGCAAGCCCATACCGGGCATCGATTCCCTGCGTGTCGCGGAAGTGCCGCCATTGAAACGGGTCGCGGTAGGCGTTGATCCCTCTGGTTCGGATGGCATCGGAGGGGATCACCAAGGCATCGTGGTTGCAGCCCTGGGGGAGGATGGGCATGGGTACATTTTGGCGGATCGTTCGTGCCGTTTGTCCCCGGAGGGGTGGGCGCAAGTCGTGTCCAAAGCTGGATCGGACTACCATGCCGACCGCGTTGTGGCAGAAAAGAACTACGGCGGCGCGATGGTTGAGGCCGTCCTGCGTGCTGCTGACGCTAAAATGCCTATCAAGATGGTCAACGCCACGCGGGGCAAGGTTGTTCGGGCGGAGCCCATTGCCGCCCTGTACGAGCGCGGCGAGGTACATCACGTCGGCAACTTCACTGAGTTGGAAGAAGAGATGACTATGACGACCACGGCGGGCTATCAAGGCGCGGGTTCGCCGGATCGTATGGACGCGGCGATTTGGGCCTTGACTGAGTTGATGTTCGGGCCTAGCGGGCCAGACTATTCACAATGGTGATGGGTGTGCGGCAGCGGTTAGGTATCACGTAAACCCCGAATTCCATTAGCAAGGTTTTGCGATATCATTTCGACCGTTAGAGCCGTGTCGGCGTTGCCGCCTTCTAGGTAAACTTTTTCAGCATACGCCTTAGCCTTGGCGGATTGCCTCTCGCACAACGCCTGCCGCCCTTTCCAACTCCGCATCGGCAAAGGCTAGGATATCCCGGATGCAGGTGTCATGAAAATCGCCAACGCCACAATGGCGCTCGGCCATGGCCCTAGCTCTATTCTCGCGCTCACTCATCACTCGCGGCCTTTAGGGCGGTGCGAATTTGGGCGGATATGCTTGGGTATTCATGATCGACGTATACTAGCACATCCTCTAGCGCGGATTTCATCATGTCGTATGAATTCACCGCCCGCACGATCAAGTCGGCGTCGTCGTCCGTGAGTTGCCCGTAGGCGATTAATTCGCCGTTCGGTCCCTCAATAAGATTGGCGATATTATAATTTGCGGCATTGCCGTCTTGCTTGGCCACCCAAGGCTTAGGCGTCGTTCCGCCTGCCACAACACGCCCTCGCGAGGCGTCTCCGCCCGCATACGCAATCGCGTCGTCCAGCCCCGCCTTGATCTTGTCAAATGCTTTGGTCATTTCAAATCCTTTGCCAACGCGCGGCGCTTAACCTCAACCACTGTGGTTTTTGATCGGCGATGTCTGAATATGGTTTGCCCAATCGACGGCTTTTCTGGGCGTGGTTCGTCGTCATCGGGGCAGCAAACATCCGTCATTTCTTACCCTCCAGAATGTAGGCAGCAAACAAGGTTGCGGTTTCGATTACATCGGTATCTCTGGCACGAAAGCCGCCAGCCCAAGCGCCCGCATAGTATCGTGCAGCCTCACGCAAAGCCGCCGCTCTGATTTGTTGTTCGGTCATGCTAGGATATCCTCAACGGTAGGATTACGGTATTCAGGCGGACGCGAATCGCGCAGCCACTCCCGCGAGGCCCACCAAAGGGCAATATGCGAAGGACTGAGCATAAACGTGGAGCAAAAGGTAACACCGCCCCAGAAATCCAAGCCACGATATTGAAGCCCCATGCCGGGGATGCCATTGGCCACCCAAATAGCTAGCGGTTTGGTTTTGTGTTCGATGCGGTATGGCTTAGGGCCGATGTAATACGGCTTCCAATCGTTAGGTTGCTCGCGCAAAGATGCGATTGTGTCTTTTACGTTTTGATTAATCATTCCGTATTATCCCTAAGCCAAATCTGAATTTGCCGCAGAACGTCCTTGTTTACCGGACCCTGCTTACCAGCCGCTTCGAAACCATCAATCCATTGACGAATGCGGCCAAGATATTCATCGAAATGCTCTGGCGGCTTGGGCAGTTTTGGTTTCTTGGAAGTGGTCATGCAAACACCTGCAATTCTGGGTCAGAGGAAAGGCGCTCATCACTTGTAACGATGCGATATCCGCACTTGCCACAAACCCATGCCCATTGAGCGGGGAATGATGTGTAGCAAATATCCATGTTCTTGCGCATCACGCCTCCGCATCCTTTGTGGATTACGCTCATCACAATTCCTTCCATTCAACCGGTTTGCACCCCATAGCTTGCGCCAAATCAGCAGTCCCAAACCCAACCTGCCCGCGCACATCACGAAACCACCTTGTATCCCCACACCGTGCCCACTCCTCGCGGGCGGCTGGGGTTAGGGGGTGCCATTGTGGGGTGGTCATGATTCAGTATCCAGTCTGTAAACAGCCCTCTGCACATCGCCAAGAGCTTTCTGGTATTCCGGCGATGAAAGGGATGCCTT